GTCTGCGATCACCCGCGACAGATCTGGCCGGAAGGACCCGTTAACTTGGGTTGTGGCGCCATCGTTGTCATCGAGCCGTTGCGACAGCCCTTTCCAGGCTGCTGCGCAGGTAGCCACCAAAGCGCCGCTCGACCACCTTGGTGCCGATCTGGTTGAGAGGGAAGATCGGGCGATAGGTGGCTGATGGCACAGCAACGAACAGCGGGATCAACCTGTTCTTAGTGCCGCGCTGATAGACACCAGGGGGGCGGTTGTTACCGCGTGGGGTGCCAACAAACACCGAGCCTCGACCCGTGGCGCCGATCTGCCCTGTAATGCGCCTGAGAGCGGCCAAAGACACGTTGCCCTGCGCGTTGCGCCGTACCACCGCGGGGATGAGCTTAAGGCTGCTGGAGAGGCTCTCAGCGGCCTCTCCGAGAAAGCGTGCCTCAAACGGCTTGGTCCCGCGGCGGCCGCCGGTAATGTTGCGGCGCAGGTATGGCTCACGCTTGGCCTCAGGGAACACGGTTGCAATCAGGTTGCGCTTGTTGCTCTTCTCGACGCGCCAGCCGTTCTGGATGAACGGGGTCGGCCTGTCGAAGTATTGGCGGGTCGCACCACCCAGCGCAGTGCGCGCATCAAAGGCGGACTTGTTAAGCGCCTGACTGATGGCGAACGGCAACTGCTTGGTCATCTGGTCGGTCCACCTGATGGCCTTAGGCAGCTCTGACTTGATGTCGAGGGTGAGGGTTGCCATGGGTCAAGGGTAGGCGGAGCCGGTGAGACTGACTTTGTTCCTAGTTCCCACCGTTCCCACCTTCTTAGAAGAGTTTCCCCACGCCCCCATCAGGGGGCTACCACCCTCTTCTGTACATGTCTTTACTTTAGGTAGGAACGTAGGAACAAGGGAACAAGGCAGTCAGGGACTGGGCCGAGATGTTCCCACCTACTTCCCGGCAGGTAGGAACACAAGCCTGTCTCACTTTAAGACTCATAAGACTCGACTGTCTCAAAAGTAGACCCATTTGAGAACGCCATCGACTCGGGTCTTCTTTCGTTGGTATCCGAGATCGCGCAGGATGCTGGCCACCTGCATCTGATCGGACCGCGTCTGACGCTCAACCGGCTTGGCTACGGCTTCGGCCAGGAGCACATCGGTCGTGATGTCTTTGGACTTGTTCACGGGTGCCAGCAGCCACGCTTCGATCGGTGCGCGCCATGGCGACTCGACCAGGTAATCCTCGTTCTGTTGTGCCACCATCGCCTCTTGTTCGGCCGTGAGCACGCTTGACTCACCGTTGCGGTAGGCGGCCACCGCTGCCGACCAGATCGCATCGCGCTCCTTAAGCAGCGATGACACGTCGATCGGTTTGGCGAGGGTGCAGGTGACGGGGATGACCCAGAACCGGCGGTTACCTGTCTCGTCAACCAGTAGACCGGTATCGCGGTTGGTAGAGCCGACGATGATGCAGCGGCGCGGGAATGCTTCGGTGGCTTTGCCGTAGGGGATGCGGAATAGGTCGGTCGATTGGCTTAGGAATGCCTTTACCTGACCGGCGTGTTTCTTGTTGGTGATGTGATCCAGCTCGGCCCATTCCATGATCCAGCTGCGGTGCAGGACCATGAGATCGTCTTTTGATCCGATGTCTCGCAGGGCATCAGAGAAGAACTCGCCACCGATGGCTGCCCAAAACGATGACTTGCGCGCGCCCTGCTCACCCATGAGGACGGTTGCGTTGTCGTGTTTGGCACCAGGTTCGTAGATGCGGCGCACTGCACCGATGAGGGTGCAGCGAATCATGTGGTCGTAAAGGGTGGGTTCTGGCAGCTTTGCGTCTTCAGGCCTGAGGTAGGTGGATGCGAGCCGGTCGATGTAGGTGGGCTGTTCATGTGCTGCCACGTGATCGAGGTAGTTCTTGATCGGGTCGTAAGGGGTGGCTTTGGCGATCTTGACTAGGCAGTCGAGGGCGGTCTCTTTTGAGATCTTGCCGCCGCGTTCTGCGATCTCGAGGTAGAAGTGCTCGGCACCTTCTAGGACGACGCCGTTGCGTTCGATCTGTTGGGTAAAGATGTTGTATCGGAGATTGCCGGCGTCGCGAAGCTGCTGCAGCAGTTCGTTCGCTTCCATGCGCCGCAGTGGTTGCGGGTCGATGGATGTGATGGCTGTCGGCGGGTGATCGGCTATCACCTGCGGGATGGTGCGCGGAGGGCGCCAGCCGTGTTCACGAGCGAAATACCAGAACGTTCCAGCTGTGACTGATGCGCAGTTGCTGCGGGCCACCTGCTCGGCTTCTGCGAATGCTGGGCTGTGGCGCTGCATCATGGCAACGGCTTGATCGGCCGAGCTGCCGGCTTCTTCGCAGGCTGCGATCAGGCCCCATAGCAGGTTGCGGAAGAATGGGTATTGGCCGGACTTGGGGACCGCTGCCGGAATGCAGTCGAGGGCCTGCTGTATGTCTGAGAGGGTGCGGGGTGTGTGGTCGGTGTATTGCTTGGCGCTGATCAGGCGGGTGTGTGTCTGTTCATCTGGCAGGCAGGCATTGAGTTCGTCTGTGGTGTAGGTGAGATCTGATTGATGGATGATGGCCACCTGCTGACCTGGGTGGCCGTCTGGGCCGATGTGATAGGTGCCGGGCAGGCGCATGACCCGCGAGGGGTTTTTGAGCGTGCGATCTGCATCGGCGTGCTCGAGGAGGCGCTTCTGCATCGAGCGCCACTGGTCGGGCGGGATTGGCGCGGTGAGGATCCAATAGGTGTGGATCGACTTGCCACCGGTGTCAACCTGCAGCGATGGCTCTGGGAGCTGCAGCTCTTGCCATGCGGTGACTTGCCAGTCTTTAGGGCGGTTGTCCCATTCGCAGAAGATGGCGCGGCAGGCGGTGATCTCTGAGTCGGTGTCACCGCCGTCGTTGATGACGACATACACGCCGCGGCCCTCGGCCTGCCATTCGTCAATGATGGTTGCTGATGGCGGCGCTTTACGGCCTGAATCGCCGGCCTTGAATGGGTGGCCTGATGGGTAGAACGCGCGCAGTCTGGTCGCTTCTTTGGTCTTGCCGAGAATCTTCAGGAACTGACGAGCGGCGCTGAAGTCAACGGGTTTTGGTAGTCTTGCCATGCTTGCAGGTAAGGGCTGTGGGCCAGGGCCGGGGTGTGTCGAGCACCGCCGGCCCGTTTATTGGCTGACGGATTGGATGATGGCGTGCGCGTCTGACACGGATCGCGCAACGCCGGCGATGCCACCGGCATCGTTCACGGTAGAGAGCCAGGCTGACTGTTCCGGCCTGACCCGACCGGTGAATGTCTTGACTTCGATGGATGTGAAGATTGCCATACGAAGGCCGATGTGTTCTGGGCCGATGGTGACGGTGCGCCAGCCGATGAGATCAGCTGAGCCACGGGCCAGGCCGAAGGTGACGAGCCTGCCGGTGCGTGGATCGGGCAGGCTGCCGACCTGATTGCGGAAGATGCGCAGGTCAGAGCGTGAGCCGAGCGCGAGGCGGATCTGCTGTTGAAGGGTGGTTTCGGCGTTGCTCACGCGCGCGGATCACATGATGCGCCCACGCTACGGGGTTGCGCATGTTGCGGGCATGGCCGATGGCGATGAGTTGCTGAAGGGTCTGGGCTTTGCCTTGCTCGCGGCGGCGAAGTTGCACGTCGATGCGCTTGAGTTCCTTCAGCTCGCCGTCGACGGCACGCACCGGCCTGCGCTGCTGCGGTGCGCAATCCGTCCCGCACACTGGACACTGCGGCGCCGGCCTGAACGCTGCAAAGCACTGCGGGCACGTCCGCACTGATGGCGCTGGCTGTGTGCCACCTGCGCGGCGTGCGCCGTGCTCGAGCGTCCACTGGCGGATGTCATCGGGAAAGCCGTGACGGGTGACGTTGCCGACGTGATCAAGGATGATGGCGGCGTCTTTGCCTGGTGCAGGCCGCAGCACGCGACCGACCTGCTGCAGGTACAGGCCAAGGCTGGCAGTGGGTCTTAGCAGGATGGCGCAGCCGGCTGCGGGGATGTCGAACCCTTCGGAGACCACGTCAACGGTCACCAGCACGCGGATGATGCCGGCAGCGAATGATGCGACCACGGCATCGCGATCGGTTGAATTGCCCAAAAGAGTGGCGGTGCTGATACCTGCAGTCTTAAACGCGTCTCGAACTGAGACAGCGTGGGCGATGTTGCAACAAAACGCGATCGCCTGCTGTACCCCCGCGAGGCGTTGGTAATGATGGATCGCATCGCCGGTGACGGTTGGCCGGGTCATGGCGGCTGCGGCTTGATTGTTGGCGTAGTCGCCGGCTCTCATGCGCAGACCGGTGAGGTCAGCCACCATTGGCGGCGCAAAGATCCGCGCGGGTGACAGGTAGCCGGCAGATGTCAGCATCTGCACCGATGGCCCTTCGATGAGCGCGTCGAAGGTGTCCCGCAGGCCGCGGCCATCAAGGCGGCATGGTGTGGCGGTGACGCCCAAGCGCAGCGCACCGGGCCAGTGGTTCAGGATCTGCGACCACGAGCCAGCAGCTGCGTGATGTGCCTCGTCGATGATGATTAGGCACGGCTGCCAGTCGATCGTGTCGAGCCTGCGGATGAGCGTTTGCACAGATGCGACCTGCACTGATGCATTTGCACGCTGCACACCGGCCGCGATGATGCCATGCTCGACGCCGGCGGCGGTGAGCTTGCTGCTGGCCTGATGGATCAGCTCACGCCGATGGACAAGGATGAGCACCTTGCGGCCGCGTTCGATCGCGCTGGCGGTGATGGCGGCCAAGATGAGAGTTTTGCCTGCACCGGTGGGGGCGACCAGCAGCGGCGCGCGTGCGCCTGAGCGGTAGGCATTGCGCAGATCGTCGATCGCGCGGTGTTGGTAGGGGCGGAGTTGCACGCCGATGTTGCTGTTAGCTGCCTGATGCTATACGATGCGGGTCGTTGCGCCACTTTATGGAGAACACCGACTACCACGCCCATCCCGCCATCTCAAAGTCGCACCTAGATCTGATCGCGCGCAGCCCGCTGCACTACTGGGCGCGCTACATCGACCCAAACCGGGTGCCGACCGAACCAACCGCTGCGATGCGGCTCGGAAGTGCTGTCCACACGCTGACGCTCGAGGCTGACCAGTTCGAGAATCGTTACATCACCACGCCGGTGGTCGATCGCCGCACGAAGGAAGGCAAAGCTCGCTGGCTTGAGTTTGAAGCTGAAGCCGGTGGCCGCGAGCTAATCGACGCCGACGACCGCGCCATTATCAGCCGCATGGCTGAATCGGTCTGGCGCCACCCGGCCGCGGCGATGCTGCTGCACTGGCAAGGCAAGGCTGAGACAACGCACATGTGGACTGATCCGAGCACCGGCGCCGAATGCAAGTGCCGGCCGGACTGGCTGACCAATGACGGCAACCTGATCATCGACCTGAAGACGACCGAGGATGCCAGCCCGGGCGGTTTCCAGCGGAGCGTGGCGAATTATCGCTACCACTGTCAGGCCAGCTGGTACCTCGACGGGGTTGAGGCGGCCACTGGCCACCGGCCCGATCAGTTCATCTTCATTTGCGTGGAGAAGAAGCCGCCGTATTGCTGCGCCGTTTATGCCGCCGATGCGGAAATGATCCAGATCGGCGCCGAGACCGCCGCGCGCGATCTGGCCCGGCTGGTCGAATGCAAGGCCAGCAACACTTGGCCCGGATACAGCGACCAGATCGAGCCGCTCAGCCTGCCTGCATGGATGCGACCGCGGGCTGATGGATCACTGCCTAACCCACCTGAGATCGAGACTTACTGATGGAATCCACCGCCCTCACCACCACCACCGGCTCGGTGTTCTCTGGCATCCAAGCGTTCGAGGACGCCCAGCGGATCGCCAAGGCCCTGGCCAGCAGCACGCTGATCCCGCCACAGTTTCAAGGGCAGCAGGGCTTTGCCAACTGCTTGGTTGCGCTTGAGATCGCCAACCGTATGGGCATCAGCCCGTTCCTGGCGATGCAACATCTGCATGTGATCCACGGCCGCCCGAGCTGGTCCAGCAGCTTCATCATCGCGATGGTCAACGGCTGCGGCCGGTTCAGCCCGTTGCGGTTTGAGCTGAGCGGCGAAGGCGACAGCCTTGCCTGTTATGCCGTCGCAACCGATCTGGCCAGTCAGCAGGAGTTGAAGGGGCCGACCATCACGATGGCCATGGCCAAGAAGGAAGGATGGGCGACCAAGTCGGGCAGCAAGTGGCAGACGATGCCTGAGCTGATGATCCGCTACCGGGCCGCGGCGTTCTGGGGCCGGCTGTATGCCAGCGACATGTTGCTTGGGATGCAGAGCCAGGAGGAAGTGGTGGACATCGAGCCGGTCAAGGTCACTGAGCAAGCGCCTGAAACGACGACGCTCGACGATCTGAATGCCAAGATCACGGCCGAACCTGAACCGGTGGAGGTGACGACTGATGACCTCTTCTGATTATCTGACCGCGCCGCAGCTGGCGCAGCGGTGGGGGTTGCACCCCGACACGCTGATGCGCTGGCGCAAGGCAGGCAAGGGCCCCGCCTATTTCAGGACGCCCGGTTTCGTGCTCTACCCATTGGCCGAGGTGGAGCAATACGAGAAGGCCAACACCATCACCCACGACGAATCATGACCTTCAAAGCAAACGGCGCATTGTTCAGGAACACCGAGCAGAAGCTGCGTGAGCGGCTGCGCGACCGGTACGACGCCAGCAAGAAGTACCCGATGTACGACGGCGTGGTGAGCGTGCCAGCTGATCAGGCGTATGCGATGGCCAACTACTTGATGAACGCCACGCCGAACGATCGGGGCAACATCCCGATGCGGATCAGCGGCTGGCGTAAGGAGCCGGCCAGCGGCGGTGACGCGTATGTGTCGATGGCGATCGAGCCGGACTACAAGACGCAGAAAGCGATCGAGGAGGCTGCGGCCAGCACCGGCGCTGATGCAGCAGCTGCGAGCCTGGCCAAGGCGACCGGCGGCACGGTGATTCAGGACGACGTGTTCTGATTCATGATCATCAGTTCCAGGCGCGCGATCTCATGGACCGCCGCCTGGAGCATTTCCTGCTGCCGCATGGTTTGCCGCAGCAGCTGCGCCGCGAGCTGGCCGACGTTGCCGTGTTCGGCCAGGCCGCGGCAGTTGGCCTCGAGCTTGAACAGCTTTTCTGGCGGGATGTCCACCGCCATCCACTTACCGAAATCCATCTATCGGGGGCGTGTTGCCCCATGGTGCCAATGAATTGTCCAGAGTGCAGCAGCAACAATCACCGAGTACCGGTGACGAATGGCCAGATGGCCGACCAGATCGTGCGGAAGCGTGTCTGCAAGGACTGCGGGCACATCTGGTTCACGGTCGAGGTGATCGTGCCTAGGTATGCGGTGGGATGGGCAACGGGCCTGCAGCGCAAGCCAGTGTTGCGGGTGCCTGTTGAGGTGACCACCGGGATGGTGCGGATGCGCGCGAGTCACGTTGAGGAACTGTCGTGGGATGTAAACAAACGTGACAAGCCTGCTGCCTGATGCGCTGTCTGCGGTGTATTCTGACGCAGTCCACCCAACACCCACCATGTTCACCGCCACTGCTCTGGTGATCTGGAAACTGCTCCTACCGCTGCTGGTGCTGGTCGCTCTCATCGACTGGCTGACCGCTTCCACCGATCGCCGCATTCGCGTGCTGGCCCATGCCGGCCGCAGTCAGCGCCAAATCGCTGACTCGCTCCACATCACCCGCTACCGCGTCCGCAAAACGCTCGCATCATGATCAACCGCATTGCCGCTGTCGTTCTGCTTGTGATGGTCTATGTCGCCGGTCTCGACACCGGCCGCACCGATGCCGTCAAAGCACACCACAACCACCCCGCCTGCCATCAGAACCTGAAGCCATGACCATGCGCCGCTTCTACTTCCAGATCCACAGCGCCAACGTGATCGAGGCGATCATGGCGCACAGCTTGGCTGAAGCGCAGCAGATCGCTGCCGAATCAGGCTGGCTGCCGTGGTGGTCCGAGATTGAATGGCTCAACCCTGCAACCGTCACCGATCCAGCGCTGCACCAATGAACACCTACCGCGTGATCCTTGAGACCGATCAGGTCGAGCTGTTGGCGCCGAACGCTGCCACCGCTGTTCTAAGCGCGATGGAGCTGTACCCAGACCAGCAGCTGCTGAACGTCGAGCTTGAGCCCGAATGGGCTGACGATGACCACCCATCATTGACCGCCGCTGAGCGGAACCCGAACCTGCGATGACCGACCACATCCGCGCCAAGCTTGAAGCGCTGATCAGCGACTCGGGCATGTTCAACGCCGGTCAGCTTGAGGAGCGCCGCCGGTTGCAGTTGTTGATCACCGCCAGGATCGACGAACTGCGCAGCGCCGGTAGCGTGCCGCATGTGTCGGCCATATGCGCCGAGCTTCTCAGAATCCGCCAAGCACTGGAACCATGCTGAACCGCGTCCGACTCGACCAGCAACGCGCCGACATGCTGGAGTCTCTCTATAAAGCCAGCGGCCGCACCTGCGGCACCTACACGGGCATGTGGCAAGAGTTCTGCCAAGACATCGCCACCAACTTTAGAGACACCGACTACGCCGATCTGTTCGCTGCGTGCGTGCTGGCGATTGGTGACACCGAGAGCCATCTGGCCGAGAAGCACGCGCAGCAGTGCATCGCCATCTGCCGGCAGTTTCTGCTCAGGGAGAAGTGGTTGTGACCGACCGGAAGCCCAACGGTAAGGGCCGCAACTTTACGGTCAACATCAGGATGAGCCGCGAGGAGATCGAAGCCGCGCGGAAGCTGGGCGATGGCAACATCAGCATGGGCTTCAGGCAAGCGATCCGTTACGCGTGCTGGAAGGAAATGCGGCCGATCAAGCTGAGCACCATGCTGCGCTCGGCATCGGTAATGGCCGCCGCGCTTGAGGATGGGAACCATGAGTGACCACTACCGCCAAGGCAAGATCGAGTGCATCGACGCGATCGAGGCCGCGCTGACGCCTGAGGAGTTCCGGGGGTTCTGCAAGGGCAATGTGCTCAAGTACGTCTGGCGTATGAACCACAAGGAAGGACCCGAATCATTAAGGAAGGCCGCCTGGTATGTCGCCCGTTTGCTTGGCACCATGGAATCATGAACGTCCCACACCTGAACTGGCTCGAACGCTGGGCGCTGCGGTTGCTGCACCAGAGCCCGCGGCTTGGGCTGGTGATTGCTAAGCCGGTTCACAATCCCGTGATCAGCTGGTCGGTGCAGCCCGGCGATGAGGTGGCCAAGGCGATGATCAATACGCTGCTGGACCTGCCCGACGAAGATGACGATGAACCGCTCAGCATGTTGCTTGAGCGGCTGTACCACGCGCCGAGTTACGGCGAGAATCAATGATCACGCTGTACGCCGGCCGCCTGCTGCTGGTGTGCAGCCGACTTGATCGCAACTGGCACGCGCAGGTAGTGCTCGGCCCACGGCCTGAGCTGCAGCTTGACGCTGACACCGGCACGGTTCACCTACCTGATGCGCTGATCCGCGCGCAGTCGATCTACAAGATGGCCGTGGCGCGGATGCGGCCGGCTGATGCGCCGCTGATGTGCTGGGACTGCCTTCATTGGGACATGCGGCGGCAGCGGTGCGATCTGGGGCTGCCAGAATCAAAGCGAAGCGGCGGCCGCTATGCGCCCCGGTGCGAGATGTTCCAGCCATGTCGCGCGAATGGGTAACGGCCACGCGTGAACCGTGGTGCGAGCTGATCAAGCAATGCCTTGACGGCATTGACCGCCATAACCGTCTCTACTTCACGACCGGCGACCCGTGGCACCTGCGGCAGGCCGATTGTCTGCGGCAGTATGTGATCGAGCTGAAGGACTGGATTCATCGCCATGAACGGGCCGGAAGTGCTGAGCCGTACTGATCGCGATGGCGGCTGGATCGAGACGCTGCAACCTGCAGACGGTGGCGAGCTGTACTACCGCATCTGTGCGCACGGGATGTGCCGCTACTCGAGCGACCTGTGGCAGGCCGAGCTGTACCTGGACCACTTACTCGCTCGTTAACCATCGGGCGATGGCCCATTCTCCCAGCTCGCTGTAGAAGTCCTGCTGGCGGTACCAGTCGAGCCAGGGCTTGTGCCCTTTGCGGCTGTTGCATCCGAGGCAACAGGCGACCAGGTTGGTGCGCACCGTCAGGCCGCCATGCACCTTGGGCAGAACGTGGTCGAGCGTCGGAGAGCGGCCGAGGTTGTCGCCGCAGTAGGCGCAGCGGTAGTTCCATGCGAGGAGCACCTGATCGCGCGCTGAGCGGCGGGTGACCAGACGGGTCTCGTCAATGTGTGCTTTGTCCACTGAGGTTCGGCGGCAGGGGCATTGCCTGAACCTCAAGGGTCAGGATGTCGTCGTCGTCGTGGATGTGCTCAGCGATGCGGCTGTAAACATCAGCCGGCAGGTCTTCGGGGTCAGCGTCGGAACGGACCACGACGGTGGCGGAGACTTCAACGATGAAGGCTCTCATGGGGACGCCGCCGCTTTGCTAACGGTAGCGGGCGCGACTGGATCGCCCGGTGTGTGACGGTTTGTGAACGGGCCGCTCTGATCTGGCAGTGTGCGCTGCGGGCGGTGTATTGTTAGTTCAGTTCAGGCGGAGGACGCCATGCTTCAGATTCTCGATCAAGCCGGCAAAACTCTTCACATCGGCCAGAAGGTCTGGGTAGACATGCCCCATATGGCCGACTGGTTCCCTGGCGCTGTGATGTGGGCGCAGGTAATTGAAGGTCACCGCGATCCTCAGGCTGGCATGGTCTGGGTGCGCCAGCTGCCGACCGCAGCGCTGCCGAACCCCGGCGAGGAAGGCGGCTGGGTTTCTGAGCAGCCCGCCAGTCGGTGCCTCGGGCGCTGACCCTTACCCGGGCCGCTCCGGCGGCCCTAACCTCCCACCCATGACCTACATCCTCCACACCGGCCCGTGGCACATCGGGCCATTCCCGACGCACACCGCGGCGCAGCACTTCGCTGAAAGCCACGGCATCGACGACTACCGCATGATCCCGCTTGATGACCCGGCAGAGGCGCCGGGCAGGATCGCGCGGCTCAATAGGGCCAGCGCACCTTAGGCCGGCCCTTGCGGATGCCGAGATGCACGAAGCCCTTCGGCGCGCCATAGCCGACGCTGTACGGCCAGTTCTTGTCGCACCAGTCCTGCACGGCTTGGATGCTGGCGCCGGCGACTTGAAAGTCCACCGCACCCACGCCGGGCGCGCTGTAGAGATGTTCGCTACCTGAAGCCCCTCCAACCGAGCGATTGATCGCTGCCGGCCTGTACCCCGAGGTGATGATGACCGGCTTACCACCGAACGCGCCACGCACCCGCTCGAGGAATGCTGCCAGCTCGGCGGCTGTATCGACTTGGTGCTGGTGGTCAAAGCGCCGCGCTTCCTGATCCAGGGCAAACTCACCGATGCGGATGTGCGGCGTAATCCGCGCTGAGAACGGGCTGGCGGGCGTCAGCTTGGCTGGTTGCTGCTGCAGTTCAGGCAGGCCCCATAGGCGACCCTCGGCCTCTCTGCGGCGTCGCAGGCCAGCCTCAACGTTGGTGCCAGGATTGCGGTACAGCAGCAGCGCCTCGGGCACCTTGGCCCATTCCTTCGCCTTCAGCCGCTTGCTCAGGGTTTCAAAGCCCGGCGCAGAGTAGAAGCCACTGCCCAGGTTGTAGGCGAACGAAATCAGCGCGCACTTCTGCTGATCGCTCATCGCCACCCAGAACGGCACGGTCGTGCGCAGCCTTTCAGCGATGCGATCGACTTCACTGCGCAGCAGCATGTCGGCCTCAACCCGGTTGATCTTGTCGCCTTTCTTGACCCTGCGGCCGTCGCTGTAGCGCGTGGTGCCCCATCCGATAGTCCATGGGTCACCGCCACTCAGCGGATCGGGATAGGCCTCAAGGTGACAGCCTTCAAACTGTTGGATCAGCTTCAGCGCTGCACCCAGGTCGGGCTGTTTGCCGTCTTGGCTCCATGTGTTGAACCACGGCCGATCACGCCGCATCGCTGCCGCGTAGCCGTTGACGGCCAGGTCCTGCTCAAGCTGCTCGATGGCAGCAGCCTGATGAGGCAGACCCCGGTAGTACCGGAACAGCTGGGCCAAGGTGATTGAGGCTGAATTACTCATGATTCGGTCCACGGTGCGCGTATGCGCAGCTCATCGTCATGAATAATGGGTGACGACATGGCAGGCGGTTGCGTGGCGTGCCAATCTTCGATTTCCGCATCGATCCGCGGTTTCAACGTCGCGTTGAACTTGTAGTCCTGCGCCGCGCGTTGCAGGTGATGCCGCCAATCCTTATCGCCAAACCGCAGCCACCATTCGGTGTCGCGGCTCAGCGCTTTGGGAATGCCAGCTTGAGCATCTTGATGATCAGCTGCACCCAGCTGTTCGAGCGGATCGGCAGCATTGCAATGACTTCGGAGCCGGCTGCAACGATGATGGCGATAACGGCGATGGTTTGCGCGTCCATGGTCAGCGGTGTGGGCGTGCCTCCAGCGTAGCGACACGCTGCTCGACGCCGTTCAGCCGCTTGAAGGTCTCCTGCCGATCCGCGCGGATGTCGGTGTGGAGCACCTCAAGCTGGGTGGCGATGTGCTCGACGGCAGCGGTGAGGCGGATCACGGCATCACGCGCTTCATCGTTGCGCTTGCTGAAACCCATTGCGCCCATCGCAGCCACGCTGATGGAGGCGCCAGCAACAGCAGCGATTAGCTCGATCATGTATCAAGTTTAGCGGCCTTGACCTCGGCGGGGCTTCTTGCCACGGCGGCGGGGTCGGCTGTTCTGGCCGTAACCGATGCTGGTTGTCTTAGGCGGACCGGGCTGGTGCTCGATCCGCGCTGCGCCGGTTTTGGCTTTTACGACCACGGCGTGCCTTGAGCTTTGCTGGGTGTGCGCTGCTCATCAAGCTGGGCCTGCAGTGCCGCTTCAATCTCGGCAACCTTCTCAGCGCCAAACTTGTTCTTGAGCCAGAAGATGACAATTTCCTCGGTCAGGTCAGCGAAGGGGATCATGTCCTCTTCAGGCCGCTCGAAGCCGATGGAGCCGTAAGCACCAGCGGAGTAGGTGCCGTCATTTGCATCGACGGTGTAGTGCGCAGTGAACACGTAACCGTCGCTGGTCTCGCGCTCAAGCTGGGCGATGTGCCAGGTGTAGGTGGTCACGGGGGCTGCAGCGGCTTTGGTGGTAGCCATAAGAACTAGACAGACAGTGTCAATGTATCAGATTTCAGGCATCGCGTACTCTTGTGTTGTGTTGCAGTAATGCTTAAAAATTACTTCGCTGGTGTTGCCAGCCCAAGCAGCCACCTGCGGCACTGGAATGCCCGCTTCAATCCAGTGGCTGATGGCCGTGTGCCTGCAGTCGTATGGCCTGTACAGGTGCGAGATCAGTCCGGCTTGATGAAGCGGGCGCAGCTTTTTGCGGAAGTAGCTCTGAAATGCCAGTCGGTCCCAAGGGAACAGGTAGTCAGACTCTTGCGGCAAGCTGTCAAGGATTGCTTGGCACTTGCCATTCAACGGCACCCATCTCTTTTTGTTGGTCTTGGTGCTGTCCTTAAGACCATGGGTCAGGGTCCAGTTCTGATGCACCAAGATTTTGTTGTCTTTGATGTCGGCCCATCGCAGTGCTCGCACTTCGCCTGTTCGCATGGCGGTTTGCAGCATGAACTCTGTGTACTGCGACCAGTTGACCGATTGATAGGTGCGCTTTGCCTCAAGGGATGCCAGCACCAAGCCGATCTCATTTCGCGGCATGACAATGATTTCTTCATCCCGTTGCGGCGCTTTCGGCATTTTGAAGCTGGCAAGCGGATTGCGGTCTAGGTAGCCGACATCTTCCTGAGCTGCCCATTTGTACATCGTCTTGGTGTACATCGCCACGCGCCGCGATGACAGTACAGGCTTTTGCCCTAGCACCCAGATCATCACTTGCCGCGCTTGCCCTAGGTCTTGCACTGGGCAACGCCTGAGCCATTTAGTCACCTGCCGGTAATCAGACGTGAGGCTGGTCGGGCACAACGAAATGGAGCGCTCCGTTAGGAAGGCATCCCATAACTCGCTGACTGTTAATGACACAATGTCATTAGTGAGTAGGACTA